ATTAGAAAATGATGATACTAATTATATTAGTATGAATTTTCCAAATGGTCTGCTATATTGTTGTCTAGCAGAAGCTTACGCTTTTTTAAAAGGACCAACGGACATGTTACAACTTTACGAAGGAAAATATAAAGAAGCAGTGCAGACATTTGCTGCTGAACAAATTGGTAGAAGAAGAAGGGATGATTACACTGACGGAGCGGTTAGAATACCGATACAGTCAGCACCACAATAGGAATTAAATTATGGCATCAACATATACAGATCTTGGTATAGAAAAAATGGCAACTGGCGAAAACGCCGGTACATGGGGAACAAAAACTAATACTAACTTAGAAATTATAGAAAAATCAATTGCTGGTTATGTAGAGCAAGCAGTAACTAGTGGTGGAACTACAACATTAAGCATTACAGATGGTGATGCAACAGAATCTACATCAGTTGCAAGACACGCTGTTATAAAATTAACAGGTACAATAACAGGAAACTCTATTGTAACTGTACCAGATTCTGTAGAAAAAGTTTACATTGTAACTAACGGCACATCAGGTGCATACACTGTTCAATTTAAAACAGCATCAGGAACAGGTATAACTTTTGGTGTATCAGAAAAAACTACAAGACTTGTTTACTCAGATGGAACAAATCTTGTTGATGCAGGATTTGGTGGATCACTTGATATAGAAGGTAGAGAATTAGTTTTAGATGCTGATGGTGATACAACTATTACAGCAGATACAGATGATCAAATAGATATTAAAATTGCAGGAGCTGATGATTTTCAATTTACTGCAAATACTTTTACAGCGCAATCTGGTAGCACTATTGCTGCACAAGCATTAACTGCTACGACAATAACAGCTAGTGGTATTGTAAAAACAGATGATACTACTGAAGCAACTTCTACAACAGATGGTTCACTACAGACGGACGGTGGTTTATCTGTAGCAAAAGATGCTGTTATAGGTGATGATCTTAAATTATTAAGTGATTCTGCTGTATTAAGTTTTGGTGCAGATTCAGATACAACTTTAACACATACTGATGGAACAGGTTTAACTTTAAATTCAACAAATAAATTTCTTTTTAGAGATTCTGCTTTATATATTAATTCATCTACTGATGGCCAATTAGATATTGTTGCAGACACAGAAGTACAAATAGCAGCTACGACAATAGATATTAATGGTGCTGTTGCACTTAACGGTGCAATTACTGGCGCTACTAATATTACTTTATCAGGTGAGTTAGATGCAGCTACTTTAGATATATCAGGTGATGCAGATATAGATGGTACATTAGAAACAGACGCATTATCAATAAATAGCACAACAATAACTACGACAGCAGCAGAAATTAATTTAATAGATGGTGGTACTGCACGAGGTACTACAGCAGTTGCAGATGGAGATGGCTTACTTGTAAATGACGATGGTACAATGAGAATGACCAATGTCACTACACTAAAAACATATTTTCAAACTGGTGTTAGTGTTGCAGCAGATGATATTTCAACAGGAGATGGAGCGGTTACAATTGCAACTTCTACAGGAAATATTACTATTGATGCACAAGGTAATGACACAGATATTATATTTAAAGGAACTGATGGATCTTCAGATACAACTTTTTTAACTATAGATGGTAGTGCTGCAGGTGCTGCAACATTTAATGATAAAATTATAGCAACAGAATTAGATATTTCAGGTGATGTTGATATAGATGGAACTTTAGAAGCAGACGCTATTACAGTTAATGGAACTTCTTTAGCTTCTTCTGCAACAACAGATACTACAAATGCTTCAAATATAGGTTCAGGTACTTTAGCCGCAGCAAGAGTAGCTGCAGCTCAAACAGCGATAACTTCAATCTATAACACAAGTTTAGCTGTAGGTTATGGCTCTTCTCATGCAAATATAGATTTTAGTACAGATAACAGTATTATTTTTGATATAGATGGCACTCAACAAATTACATTAGCTGATGGAGTTTTAAAACCAGTTACAGATAATGATATTGATTTAGGTACTTCGTCGCTAGAATTTAAAGATGGATATTTTGATGGTACATTACATTGTGATGTATTAGATTTAAATGGAACTGAACATACAACAATAGAGGACCCTACGGCTCTTGCAATTGCCTTGGGCTAGGTATATAAGGATAATTTTTAGGAGGATATATGGCCAACACGTTCAAAGTAGTGACTTTCGCAGCAGAACCCAATTCTGCCGGCACCGCATACACCATGTATACGGTGGCAGGATCGACCACAACAGTGGTGCTAGGTTTAATTCTTACTAACATACATTCGTCTGCAGTTACTGCAGAGGTAGAATTAGTTAGTGATACAGGCAGTAGAGGTGGAGCAAACGATGTTACTAATGGAACATCATTTTTAGCGAAAGACGTAAATATTCCCGCGGGCAGTTCTTTGGAGCTTTTGTCGGGAGGAAAAGTTGTTTTAGAAGCAACTGACGCAATCAAAATAGATTGTTCTGTAGCTGATAAAATTTCAGGAACATTGTCTATAATGGAGATAACGTAGGATGAGTTATATTGGACAGGAACCGGCTCAAGTTGCTCTTGCAGCTAGTGATATAGCTGACGATTTAATTACGTCTGCTAAGTTAAACTATTCTGAAACAACTCTTACAGATGGTTCTACTATTACTTGGAACGCAGAAACTCAAGATGTTGCTAAAGTTACATTAGCTGGAAACCGAACAATAGGTGCAGCATCAAGTGCAACTACAGGTCAATTTATTTCTTTATTAGTAATTCAAGATGGCACAGGAAGCAGAACTTTAACATGGAACGCTGCATATGAATTTGCCGCGGACACAGCCCCAACTTTAACAACAACCGCAGCGAAGGGTGATTTATTTGTGTTCAGGTACAATGGGAGTAAATGGTTAGAAGTTGGTAGAAACCAAAATCTAACATTAAGTTAATATGTTTGCATTAGTAGAATCAGGATCAATTACAAAATTTTTTAGTGGTAATAAAGGTATTACTATTGGAGACAATCAATATCCAAAAGCAATATTTACTTTATGGTCTAAATCAGAAAGAGAAGCAATTGGTATCTATGAAGTAGAAATGGATAATTCTAAAAGAAAAGATGAGAAATGGTATATTAATACTAATGTTACTTATGCTTTTGGAAGTGGTAAAGTTACAGGTTCATATGGTGATGCTACAGCTAAAAAACATGCAGATACTAAATGGACCCAAAAAGAAATTGACGATGGTAATGCACCTTCAGGTGCTGATACTAATACTGTAAAAGTTGAAGGATTAAAAACAACTTTAATTAAAACAATTAAAAATCAAGCAGCAGGAATACTTGCAGACACAGATTGGTATATAGTTAGAAAAGCTGATGCAGGTACAGCAGTGCCATCTTCTATTACAACCCATAGAGCAGCGGTCCGAACTAAAGCAGCTGAAATG